CGCAGCACCCAGCTCCGTCGTGCATATCATCAAGCCTTCGTTGCTTTTATCTTTTCTGACCCCATTTTCAAATTTTTGTATAACCCGCCCGTGTGGCGTAATCTCACTTTCTTCACAGTCCAATCCTTCTTTTCTTCAAAAGCGCTCGCGCTCCCGGCCTCAAGACGTCGTCACGACTTGTCATATCACACTCGCGGTTATCAATTCGTCCAAGATCTTCTTTCCAACATCATCGGTTTTCCTCCGCTCGAGGAGCAAGTTGATGCTGTCAGATGCTTGTTCGATCTTGCCGATCGTGACCCTGGTCGCAAGCCTGATTTTCTTTTTGACACTCAACCTCATTCTCAGCTCCTTTCCCCTTCACAACACGAGCTTTTCCAACGCGTTCGCAGGCGTCGGTGTTCACACGCCGACCTTATCATACAGGGCAATGCTGGCTGTTCTAAAACCACATTGTATCTCGCACTCGCCACGGTTTTCCCCGTGTTCGTCGTTGTTCCGAGCAACGAACTACTGGCCGACGTTGTTTCCCGGGCAGCTGTGCTTGGAGTCGATCTCCAAGCATCCACCCAACATCGCGTGTTCGACCAGGACGTCTCACACAGGATTCTGCTGGTTGATGAAGTATGGCTGTTGCCAGCCTGGCACGTTCGCGCCATATTTGCTTTGTCACCCAAGGTCGTTGCATTTGGTGATCCTTACCAAACTAATGATCTTGGTTTTGGTCAGACTGCTGTTTCTCGTTTCTCCCCTTCACCTCTGGAGAGAGTAATTGATCTTCCGACATCATTTACCGTACCCAAAGACACTATGGCACTGGCTCACCGGCTTAATCTCGTCCCCGATCATTATCGCACGCTGTCTTCCGTTTCCGTTTCCATGTATCGGCTCGATCGGGCCGCTAACATCTACTGCCCTGTCATTACCGGATCTCGCGAATGCAAGGCCGGCATGTCTCACGACGAAGTTCGCACTATTGTGACTGCTCAAGGCGCTCGGTTTTCGTCTGCCGCCGCTCACATTTGCGGTCGCGATTTGTCCGTCCTTGAGCCATCTGGCACATTTGCATCTGGTCAAAACCGCCGTCCCCTTCTTTGGACCTTGATTAGCCGGCACTCACATATGTTGTATCTCGATCTTGCCCCCGCTTTCTTTTCATCATTCGGTTTCATTGACCTTCCCGTCGCTGTCGACAATGACGACATATTATATGTGCCCGCTCCACGCTTTCGTACTTATTCCGTGGCTGCGAATCAAGCCGGGCTTCATTTCGTGACCGTCACTCCAGTTACACTTTCTTGGCTTGCACCTACGTTAGTCCGTTTGTCGAACTCTACTATGTCGATCAACGTCAACACTCCACTTGTGCCGACCTTCCAAGACGTCCTCATCTTGGACACGCATTCAATCGACATCCCGTCTCGTCTTGCTGTTAGCATAATCCTCGCCTAGGGGGTTTTTATCTCTCATCACGACAATGGCTGGTATCATGCGATCTATCGGTTCTTATTTCGGTTTCTTGACTTCGGCCCCCCCAGCGCCTGTTCCCTCCACCGACACCGACGGTGTCGTTACGGTCTCAATGGTCTCGGCTCCGACCTCTTATGTCTCCCCGGACGTCGTCGAGGTTTACGTTCTTTCTGGTCAGGTCAAACTCGGCTCTCGTAATGCCGTCCCCGCTGCGTTCACGGACTTCCCGCTCGCTGGCATCGAGTTCAACCCGCCTATTTCATCATTCACGGTCTCGAAGATCAAATCGGTTACCCTGCGCGCGCCGCCTCTCCCTCACGACTGCAATTGGTTTGCTGGCATTTGGTGCACCTTGGCGACAACCGGCCGGACGCACACCGCTGTCTCCCTTAGACAGCCATCGGTCGCTTGGGTTTGGCGTTCCAACGTCACAGTTCCTCAACCCATGGAGATCTCCGTTCCCTGGCCGTCTGGCCGCCCTGTGGCTGACTCTCTCCACGCCAACTTGCCCGGTCTTCATGCGCCGTCTCTTCAGATCGGCCTACAAAACCAGCCCGCCGGCACTGCTTCCGGTCTCCCTGCCGGAGAATATGTCTTTGACGTTCTCGTCGAGGTCGAGGTTGCCGGTCGTGGTATGTTTGGCACCCTTTAAATCCTGTAAATCCAGGTTAAGTTACACACTTTGATAAAGTATAAAGTGTTTTGTTTCATTCATTATGCAATGAGGGGGTTTTTCTTTCTTCTTATCACCCTACAATCATATCACTCATGCATTCTTCGATCTCTTCCTCGTTTCGGTCTTCTGGCCTCGTCGTTTTCGACGGGGATGTATATTATGATGCTCCTGAGACTCTGGCTCCCAGAGATGGCGGCTCAACCCGTCACGTTATAGCGGCTGCGCCGCCCACGCCATATGTTCCTTCTCCCGTCGAGTAT